GCTGAGTTCATGTCTGGTAACAATCTTTTGGCTGATATGAACGGTAGCAACATGCGTCAGATGCTGGCGCTGGGTTATGTCATGGGAGTGACCGATACATTTACGACTGCGACGGTCTGCCCACCTAGCGGCATTACTTCCGGTCAGGTGCAGGACATCATCAAGAAGCATCTAGAAGATAACCCTGCGTCTCGGCACTTCACGGCAGACAGCATTATTCGTAACAAGCTGGAAGCCATTTGGCCTTGCAGTAGGGGCCGTGGAACATGATGACGATCAAAGACTTTGCCAAGAAGAAAAAGATCTCGATGAAAATGGCGCGGCATCGGTTAGAAAGACAAGTAGAAGAAGGTCTGATGCAGAGGAAAAAAGGGCCGTGCAACGTTTATTTGTACTACGACGTGGTACCCACGACTTTTAGGTGGCATGATCCGTTTAATTTAATTGAGAGGAGAACAACATGAGCCAAGGCACTCCACTTAGCGTATTGAACCTTACGGTTCATGCTGAGCATTGTCTGAAACGTGGGCGTGTATATGATGTTGAAACGCTTAAGGCAATGGAAGCTAGGGATATCCTTTCCATACCGGATATCGGCAAAAAAACTCTACAAGAAATCAACTTAGCATTGACAGAGTACGAGAACACTACTAAACCAGAGAAGATTGAGATGAACGAGACTAAACACGGTGGGCCAGCGTTTCCTACGCAGACTGATGACAGATATTTTCATGGTATGACTCTGCGTGATTACTTTGCGGCTAAGTACATGCAGTCTCTGTTCTCAAAAGATGGTATTGGTATTCAGGACATCGAAACTATTGCAATGTATTCGTACAAGGTGGCAGACGTAATGCTGAAAGCGAGGGAGAAGAACACATGAACGTCTTGTTTACGGCAAGAAAAAAATGCAGGCCAAGGCGGCGTTTTAGAATTTTACGCAATAAGCTGCTTGAACTACTTCTTCCGGGTTTGAACGCTTTGTTTGGTCTTGAGTATGCGGTAGTTAGCGAAGAGCATCAGAGACTTTTTAAGGAGGCATGTGATGCACACAACACTTGAGCAGAAGATACAGAACGGCACTTATTGGACTGGTGCCGCCCTTGGTGCCATGGTCATGCTGTTGGTGGTGCTTATCATTGAACGTTTAAACACAGACCCAGATCCCAGCTCAGTCAATATGCCGCGTGATGTCGTAGAGGCGTACCGCATGGGTATCAAGGATGCCATGAAGACCAATCCGCCTAGCTTAGAATTAGAGCAGGCCTGCATGAACATGTGGGCCGAACGTCAACCAGTGAAGGAGCGATGATGACAACCGCAAAAAATATAAGACCGGAAGAAAAGCTACTTAGCGCAATAGTTGCTTTGGCAATAGAAGACGTGTGTCTAGCGCCAGTAAAATCTGAAAACAGGAAGAATCTTACTCTAAGTTACCACGCTTACACCGCGTATAGATTTTTATTTGAGCATGGGGATTTGTACTTAGAACTTCTAAACATAGACCCGCCCACATTTAGAAAGCGCCTTCTTAGACAGCTTTTGGACTCACGTACCAACAGACCTTTTGATACCACTGACAAAGAAAATTTTACCATAAGCCGTCGTAAACGATTTTTTAGAGCAAACCATAAGTTATACCACCGGGTAGAGACCCAAGAAATTTTTAAAGAACTGGAGGAAACCGATGACGATGTTCAAAACAGCACCGTATGCTGAAGGAACACTAGCAGTCAGTGGTGTGCCTTATAAAGTAGCAGTAGACACAGTCAACCACCCGCCGCACTACAAGGTTGGTGGCATTGAGACGATTGACTACATGAAGGCTAAGTCAACACCAGAAGAGTTCAAGGGACACCTGAGGCTGACTGCAATAAAATACTTGTCCCGCACGGGCTACAAAGATGATGCACTGCAGGATCTCAAGAAAGCGCAGTGGTATCTGAACCGACTAATACAGGAGTGTGAGAGTGAGAACAATTGAAGAGAAGGTCTGGGACTATCTGGTAGAGCATAAGCGCCCAGTGACATCTAAGCAGTTGGCTAAGTACTTCATCGTGTCCCAGCAGTCTGTGGCCCGAACCTTGGGCAAGTTTGTTGAGAGGCAGGTTGTGGATAAGTTTTACCAAGGTAACGTGTTGCTCTATAAGATAAAAGACTGATGGAAAATATAATCTGCCTAGACTTTGAGACGTTCTACGACACAGGGTTCTCTCTATCAAGACTCACTACAGAAGAGTACGTCCGTAGCCCAGACTTTGAAGTTATCGGTGTGGGTATAAAGGTCAACAATGCACCGGCATATTGGGTTTCAGGGTCACGTGAAACGCTAAATAAGCACTTACTCTCCCTGCCCTGGAAAGACTCGGCACTCTTATGCCACAACACAATGTTTGATGCGGCGATACTTGCCTGGTTCTTAAACGTTTACCCAAAGATGTACTTAGACACTTTGTCTATGGCCCGTGCCCTGCATGGTGTAGATGCTGGTGGGTCTTTGGCTAAGCTGTCTGAGCGTTATCAGATCGGCGTGAAGGGTGATGAGGTGATCAACGCCAAGGGCAAACGCAAGGCTGACTTTACCCCAGAGGAACTAAACCGCTACGGTGAATACTGCAAGAACGATGTAGAACTAACCCATAAGTTGTTCAGTCTGATGGGGCCTAACTTCCAAGAGTCTGAGATACGCCTGATCGACTTAACCCTAAGGATGTTTATCAGTCCCATGCTATACGTGGATAGAGACATCTTACTGGATAGGATAGATGACCTGAGGGAAGAGAAGTCTAAGCTGCTTGGTTCCCTGAAAGAGAAACTCAAGTGTGAGGACGAGGAGGCGGTACGCAAAAAACTAGCATCAAACAAGCAGTTCGCTAATCTGTTGACCGAACTGGAAGTGGAAGTTCCCATGAAGGAAAGCCCGACCACCGGTAAACAAACCTACGCGTTGGCTAAGAATGACGAAGGCTTCATCGCGCTGACTGAGCATGAAGACACCTTTATCCAGCACCTATGCGCGGTACGTCTTGGCACAAAGTCAACAATCGAAGAGTCAAGAATCAAGCGGTTCATTGATGTGGGGGCCAGGAATAACAATAAGCTACCCATCCCGTTGAAGTATTACGGGGCACACACAGGCCGGTGGGCTGGCTCAGACAAGGTTAACTTCCAGAATCTGCCTAGCCGCGACAAGAAGAAAAAGACTTTGAAGAACGCCGTGATAGCGCCAGAGGGCTACATGGTGATTAACTGCGACTCATCTCAGATAGAAGCCCGTGTGCTTGCGTGGCTGGCTGGTCAGAATGATGTGGTGGAAGCCTTTGCCGAAGGCCGTGATGTCTACTCAGAGTTCGCTACTAAGATATACAAGAGGCCTATCAGTAAGGCAGATCCGATAGAACGCTTTGTGGGTAAGACCTGCATCCTTGGGCTTGGCTATGGCACAGGCTCAGCAAAGCTTCAGCATACCCTGAAGACTCAACCACCCGGCGCGGTAGTAAGTGACAGTCAGGCCAAAGACATAGTTGATCTCTATCGGGATGAGAACAACAAGATAGTAGAACTATGGGGTGAGTGTGACGATCTACTAAATCAGTTGATCTCCTGGCCCAAGGACAAGAATGACTACTACATAGGTGTGCAGGAGTGTCTGACAGCTACACCGCAGGGGATTCTGCTACCTAATAATTTCTACATACGCTACCCAAACATCCGCAAAGATACTTCCGAGACTAAGACGCGTATCGTCTATGACTCTAGAAAAGGACAGGTATCTATCTGGGGCGGCTCCGTAGTGGAGAACGTCGTTCAGGCACTTGCCCGTTGCGTTGTCGGTGAGCAGATGCTACTTATTGCGGAGAAGTACAGGCCAGCACTGACGGTGCATGACGCTATAGTATGCGTCGTACCCGAGGATGAGGTCGAGGAAGCAAGAGACTTTATCGTTGAATGTATGAGTACACGCCCTAGTTGGGCACCGGGGCTTCCCATTACTTGTGAAGCTAAATATGGTCGTTCTTACGGAGATTGCTAATGCACATTGATACATCCATTGACTTTGCCGCTAACTACATTCAGGTAAAAAAACTGATGCGAGAACTAGAAGTAGACTTCAACGAGAAGAACTACACTGGTTGTCTTGAGAAGGCCACCATGCTGACTATGTATTCCCGAGACCTAAAAACTGATCTATGCTACATGCTGGAAAACAAAAACAGAGGTAGTTAAATGCAAACAATTCAGTGGTCATTTAGTGGATTAAAAGACTTTATTGGATGTCCCAAGAGGTACCAAGAGGTCAAGGTACTCAAGAACTTTGAACAGAAGTTCAACGAAGCCGCACACTACGGTAACAAAGTGCATGAGGCGTTAGAGAAGTATGTGAAGGATGGCACTGAGTTACCACTGAACTATCAGCAGTTCAAGGCCTGGGCAGATGCGTTGATCCAACTGCCCGGTCAGAAGTTAACTGAGCATCGCATGGCGCTAACCGTAGACAGGCAACCATGCACCTGGGCGGCTAAGAATATGTGGGTGCGTGGCATCGCTGACTTGCTAATCATAGACGGCGACCATGCTCGGGTGATTGACTACAAGACAGGTAGCGAGAGGTATCCAGAGCCTAAGCAGTTAAAGCTTATGGCGCTACTTGTCTTTTCACACTACCCTGAAGTCAAAAAGGTCAGCGGTGCGTTGATGTTCATCATGAAGAACGTGATCATTGATGAGGAGTACACCCGCGACATGATCGACGAACTGTGGGCTGCGTTCACACCAGATCTTGAAAGATTGTCACAGGCATACGAAAATAACACTTGGCCTGCGAACCCGTCAGCACTGTGCGGGTACTGTCCCGTCAACACCTGCCAATTTTACAAGGAATGATCATGCCGTACGTCAACAAACCTAGGCCGTACAAGAAAGAGTACCAGCAACAAAAAGCCCGTGGAGAACATGAGAACCGCATGGAGCGACAGCGTGCGCGTAGGTCTGTTGACAAAGATGGTAAAGATGAGAATGGTAACGGTAAGGCAGACATGCGTGAAGGCAAAGACATTGCACACAAGCGTGCCTTATCAAAGGGCGGTTCAAACAAAGATGGGTATCAAGTCGTCTCACCTAGTAGCAATCGTTCGTTCCTAAGGGATTCCTCTAGGAAGCTTGTCTCCGAAAAAAGCAAACGCGAACGAAAAAAGACTTGACATATTTTTTAATCGCCCCCATCATAGGGGTGTGAGCCTACCGGTTTCCCCCTCTCCTTCACCGGTAGCCTGAGACTGTAAGGCGTAAGTGAGTCTCAAGGAGCGTAAGCGGTCTTACGTAACTGCGTCAGTTAAGCGGCGTTCCGCGTCTCATGTGATGCCTCCGCGCGACAGGCTTAGCCGCACGGTGGGGGGTTCGCCCCCTGCTGTTGCGTCAGAACTATAAAGGTGTGCCCTAGTTAATTTTAGTGAAAGGTTGGTATGGATAAAGATTACTCATGGCCTGGGATGTTCAAGCCATTTGACCATCAACGAGAAACGTCGAAGTTTCTTATAAGTCATAAACGTGCATTCTGTTTTAACGAAGCGGGTACGGGCAAGACCTCTTCAGTTGTGTGGGCCGCAGACTACCTGATGGATCTGGGCTTATTGAAAAGAGTTCTGATAGTTTGCCCTCTATCAATTATGTACTCGGCATGGCAGTCAGACATCTTCAAGACTGCTATGCACAGAAAAGCCGCCGTAGCGTATGGCACTACAGCCAAGCGTAAAAAAATATTAGAAGGAGACTACGAGTTTGTCATCATCAATTACGACGGCGTGTCTACCGTCAAAGAAGAAATACGCAAGGCTGACTTTGACCTGATAGTCATAGACGAAGCCAACGCATACAAGACAGCAACCACCGTACGCTGGAGAACCTTGAAGCTTTTAATGACGCCCAACACAGGGCTATGGATGCTTACCGGTACACCTGCGTCTCAGTCTCCCCTTGATGCCTATGGTCTGGCAAAGCTAGTGAACCCTGAGAGAGTTCCAAAGTTCTTTACCGCATGGCGCGACAAGGTGATGTTCCCTATCAGTAGGTTTAAGTGGGCGCCTAAGCCTGGCTCTAAGGATATTGTCTTTAACGCATTGCAGCCAGCGATACGCTACACGAAGGAAGAGTGCCTAGACCTGCCTGATGTGATGTATCAGTACAGGGACACTACGCTGACTGCTCAGCAACAGAAATACTATTCCGAATTAAAGACTGACATGTTCATCAAGGCGGCTGGTGAAGAGGTCAGTGCAGTTAACGCCGCCGCAAAGCTTAGTAAGTTGTTGCAGTTGTCTGGTGGGGCGATCTACACGGACTCCGGTGAAGTGCTTGAGTTCGATGTGTCGCCACGGTTCAAAGCCATGGAAGAAGTTCTAGATGAGACGGTCAACAAAGTGATTGTATTTGTGCCGTTTCGTCACACCATCAACATAGTCGTTAACCATCTGAAGAAAGGAGGGCATTCTGTAGAAGCTATTCATGGTGATGTAAGCGCGGCAGAGCGCAACAATATCTTTACGCGATTTCAGACTAGTGATAACCCGAGAGTTCTGGTTATTCAGCCTCAGTCGGCCTCGCATGGAGTTACACTCACTGCCGCAGACACAATTATTTTTTGGTCCCCTGTCATGTCTGTCGAAACTTATATACAATGCGTCGCTCGTATAGACCGCGTGGGACAGAAAAATAAGATGACCGTTGTACACCTAGTCGGGTCTGAAGTAGAACGTCGCATGTACAAGATGCTAGAGAACAAGATCGACCTACATGAGAAGCTTGTAGACCTATACCGTAACGAAATTGGATTGGAGGCGTGAATGAATATCAATGACCTAACGTCGGCTTTTATGGCTATCCGCACTGAGCGTGACAAGCTTGCCGCTAACTTCAAACAAGCAGATGAGGAACTCAAGAGTCAGCAAGTTATTCTTGAGCAAGAGATGCTTAAGCTTTGCTCTGAGCAAGGCGCAGACAGCATACGAACCCCAAGCGGCACCGTGATGCGTAACATCAAGAATCGGTTCCATGTGCTTGACTGGGATTCTTTCCATGAATTTGTTATCGAGCATAGAGTTCCCCAGCTTCTTCAGAAGCGTGTGCATGAGGGTAACTTTGAGGAATTTATGACCGGACGGGAGAAAGAAGGTCTGCCCCCTGGCATAAACGTGGCGCGTGAGTACACCATTACGGTTCGTAAACCGTCAAAGGAGACCGTGTCTTTTAATGTTGAAGCAGTTGCTTAAGTAAAGGAGCAGTTAAAAATGAGTACAGAGATCGCAACAATTCTTAATAACGCCGCCGCACTGGTTCAGACTGGACTTGATGAGGACACCGCCGCTATTGCTGGCAGTATTGGTAGCAAACGTATCTCCATCGCTGGTGGTACTTTCCGTATGATGGTCAACGGCAAAGAGCAAGCGTCGATTGAAGATCGTCATATGAATGTTGTCTTTGTAAAGATGTCCCATGATCCGTCACGGACTTGGTACGCGAAGGCTTACAAAGAAGGCGAGAAGGTATCTCCTGCCTGCTGGTCACAAGACTCCAAGACGCCGCACCCCGATGTTAAGAACCCCCCGGCGCAGACATGCAATAGCTGCCCGAATAGCATCAAGGGTTCTGGTCAGGGTGGTACGGGTACGGCTTGCCGTCTGTCTTGGCGCACCGCAGTAGTTCTGCCGCAGCAGCTTGATGGCCCTGTGTATCAGCTAGTGCTACCTGCTACTTCATCCTTTGGTGAAGAAGATAATGGACGTTGGCCTTTCCGTCCGTATGTGCAGATGCTTGCTTCACACAATGTGAGTGCAGGGGCAGTCGTTACTAAGATGCAGTTTGACACTAAGGCTAAGGTGCCCCGTGTTCTGTTCTCCCCGGCTGGTGCAGTAGACCAAAACGACCTTGAGATCATCCGTCGTCAAGGTAAGTCTCAGGCGGCAGAAAACGCGGTGAAGTTGACCGTGTATCAGAGCGATGAGGAGTCAGATTCTTCTGAGCCTACTAAGCGTGAGAGTACTAAACGGGTAGAGGGTGAAGCACCCGTGGACAGCACTCCCAACGACTTAGTGAAGAAGTGGGCGAAGAAGAGTGCCTAGAGGTTACAGTCCCGAACTGATTGAGTCTTTGCGCTACAAGACCGCAAGAGACGGTCTGGGTACTGTGCTGGCTAAGAAGTGCATAGCCGCAAACCTACCGTCTACTATGGTTGCTGATCTGCTAGATGTTAGTAGGCAGACGCTCCATATGTGGTTTCGCGGCGCAGGGATTCAACCAGAACGGGAGCCTCGCATCAAAGCCCTAATAGCAATTATTGATTCTGACATAGCGGCAGGTGTGTTGCCGCTTGAGGATTACAAGTCTAGTAAAGCCTACTACAAAAGTTTAACTGGCCCCGCTTAGCGGGTTATTGTGATCGGGCAGGGCTGGTCCCTGCCCTTATTGTCTCTACAGGCTATGTACAAAAAACTACTTGAGACAGTACTGCCCAGCCAAGGCAACTACTGCATATTCACGCTGAAGGACGAGAAACCGAAATTCAGATTCATAGAAAATGCCTCACTGGATGAGGCATACGAGCAGATAGAAAAGTTTAAGCTTGAGGAAGGGAGGAACATATACTTTGCTCTGTCATCGTTTAGCGGTCTATCTCGGTTGGCAACCGAGAGCATTTACCTTAAAAGTTTCTTCATAGATCTTGACGTTGGTAAGGTCAAGAATAGCTACGACACAAAGGACGCGGCATTTGAAGGTCTGGCTAAGTTCATAGAAGACACGGGCATACCTGAGCCTGTGGTGGTTGACTCAGGCAACGGCGTCCATGCGTACTGGATCTTTGATGAGCAAATTGAGACGAAAGAGTGGCAACCCTACGCCACAAGATTCAAGGAACTGTGTCTTGAGAAAGGTCTAATAATTGACACGAACGTGCCAGCAGATGCGGCACGGATTTTACGGGTGCCTGACACAAAGAATTACGGCAAGAAGTACACGCCAGGAGACCCCGTAACAGATGTAACTCTCTTAACAGATGTATTTACCTACCCACTAGAAAAGATCGTTTCATGCTTCGGTGAAGTCAAAAAACCGGATGAAGCCTTTAGCTTCAAAGATGTACGCAAGGGTCTGACAGATGATGAGCGTAAGTTGCTCGGCCTAGATAACTTTGAGTATGTCTTTGAGAAGATCGCCGTTGACTCTCTTGAGGGTCGTGGGTGTAACCAGATTAAATGGATACTAGAAAATGTCACTACTTGCCCGGAGCCACTGTGGTACGCTGGTCTATCTGTCGCCGCTAGGTGTATTGATGGCGACACAGCCATACATGGAATGTCAGAGGGTCACCCCGACTACTCCCCAGACAATACAGAAAAGAAAGCCCAACAAAGTATTGAGAACGCAAGATGGGCACACTCATGCGAAAAGTTTGAAGGCGAAAACCCCGGCGGCTGTAATGGGTGCCCTTTCAAAGCCAAGATCAATTCGCCCATTGACATTGGTAAGCGACTACGCATCGCGCAACCGGGGTCTGATGCTCCCGCAGATGCAACCGATGCAGAAAAAGAAGTACTAACTGACAACGGGGAAGAGAATAAGTTCCCTGATAAATACAGGGTTTTCCCTGATGCTATCTTTCCGTTTATACGCCCGGTGGGTGGTGGAGTTTGGTATCAGCCCCCACCTAAGATTAAGAAGGACGGCACCACGGTTACAGAACCACCGTACCTTCTTTTCCCTTATGACTTAATTCCTATCAAGCGTCTAACTAGCCCGTATGACGGTGCGTGTCTGCACCTCAGGGTTTTTCTGCCTAAGGATGGTGTTCACGACCACATAATGCCGCTTAGCTTCTTAGGCTCGTCAGATAAATTTAAGGATTTCCTGTTCAGAAATAACATTCTCTTAACAGACGCAAGAGTACCGCTAATGAAGGAGTATCTTATGAAGTGGGGTAACTACCTAGTCAACGCACAGAAAGCGGAAGATATGCGGGTGCAGATGGGGTGGACAACCAACCCAGAGAACGGATCGTTCGTAGCTGGAGTGCTAGAGATAACGCCCAAGGGAGACTTCCACTGCCCGATATCTCCCATCACCCGTAACGTCGCACCGTTTATCCATGAGGCTGGCGACTACAAAGTCTGGCAGGACACAGCCAACAAGATTCTCAACCAACCCAACCTACAACATCATGTTATTGGTCTGCTAGTGGGCCTCGGTTCTCCAGTGGTCAAGTTCAGTAACGTAGGCGGCTTGGTCGTTAGTCTGTCTGGGCCAAAAGGTTCTGGTAAAACAGGCGCTATGATCGCCGGTCTGAGTGTGTTTGGTCAGCCTAAGAAACAGATGATCACCACCAGCGACGGTGCTACGGAGAATGGTCTGTACCAAAGGGCATCTCTTTTGAATAGCATCATGCTAGGCATCGACGAGACTTCAAACTTTGACCCCAAGGTTATCTCCAATGCCATCTACCGGTTGCCCATGAATGAGCAGGGCAAACTAAGGCTACAAACTTCGTACAACAATGAGCGCAAGACCATGGAAGGGTCAAAGATGATTACCCTTCTGACCACCAACCATTCAAATAAACAGAAGTTGTTTGAGACTGGCAAGGCTGATCCAGGCGGTGAACTTCGTAGGATGGTGGAGTTTGATCTATTACGTTATCGGGGCATGTTCACAGACTCAGAAGGTAAGGAACTTTTTGACCCGTTTAACCATAACTACGGGCACGCTGGCCCAGAATTGATCCGTGCCTTCTACAAGTACGGTCTGCCGTATGTTCAACAACGGTACGACTACTGGCACGAACGGTTCACCAGAGACTTCATCAATGACACTGCCTACACATACTGGAACGGTGGCTTAGCCGCTTGCTATGCAGGTGCAGAGATTGCAGTTCGTGCCGGGATCATAGACTTTGATGTAGAGAACCACCTGAAATTCATACTGGAGAACCTGCACTGGCAACACAAGAGCATGAACTCGGACAAGATAACGTACGAAGATATCGTCAATGATTACGTGCTTAGCAACATGAACTCACTGCTGGCGATTAACC